TCCTATTCATATTAGTTTTGACTTTAACCACTCCCCCGCCACTGCCATAGTTGCTCAATTAATAGCAGGGGAAATCATAATAATCAGAGAGTTCTTTTTACTTAACTCAGACACCTTTGAGCTTGCCAAAGAAACAGGAAAATATTTAAAGCCACTCAAGCCTAGCAAAATTTATATTCATGGCGACGCTTCGGGAAACCAAAAAACAGCTAACAGTAAAAATACTAACTGGGGAATAATTAAAGAAGAATTTAGCCTTTTAAAATTTACTTGGGAAACTTGCTACAAGCTCTCGAATCCATCCGTGCAAGACTCTATTAACGCTCTTAACGCTACTTTCTACCACAACAGGCTATTCCTATCGGACACTTGTGATGAGTTGATAGCTGATTTAGAATCTCTTAAGTGGATAGAAGGAAAAGCAGAAATCGACAAAAAAACCGACTTAATGCGTTCGCACTTAGCCGATACTTTAAGGTATTTGAATTGGGACATCTATCCTTTGGCACAAGGGAAAGCAAGCCAAGAATCTCAAACTATTTGGTAGGCTTTGCCTGTATATAATCCTTGAGAACATCAGATGATTTTTTTGTTGCTGATTGGATGTCTAGCTCGGTAATTTCTGCTAGTTTCTCATAGGTTTTTTTTGGTAGCACCTTCCCGTCAGTATTATATTTTACTGGTTCTTCCATGACTATGCCTCCCCATCTAGATCACAAAAACCGCGCCCATCTCTAAAACACCTTTCGATTTTAGCCATTTTCTTTTCTGAATCCTCTTGTGTAGGATGATTTGCTCTATAGATTAAAACGTCAAATCTTCCATTCAATGCCCCAAGAATATCATGACAATTACCACTCAAGATTGTAATCCGTTCAAAGCTATTTGTATTAACCAATTCGCTCGTTTCCCCATGAACTTTAGTTTTAATCCACATGATTAAATCTCCTTAAAAACAACATTAAAGCCTTGGCTTAAATTCTGATTAGAGCCACGAAAAGAACCCGTAGGCTGTTCTATCCACATTATCCCCTGACGGGTTGTATATTGACTGCCAATAGCCGCACGATGATAATCATAAAGCGTGATTGGGGTAACAGTATCCCCTGAATAAGAACGCCTAATTAGTTCTTTTAATATTTGTTCGGCTGATTCTTTGCTCTCTCTAATTGTGGCTTGGATTTGATAGGTGTCACCATCGGGGTTGACAAAGGTAGAACTGTAGCCAGAAACCACTTCCACAGTAGGCAGATCAGCTTTGTAATCACTAGGAGGTATCCACAAAACTAGATAATCTCCTGCCAATCCCAACTTAGAAGCATCGAATAACCAAGTATTTTCAGGAATACCTGAGTAGGTGTTTTTAATTCCCGTTGGCAGTGGGAAAACGAGAGGATTTAGTCGGCTCATGGCTTGGCTTCCCTATCAAGAAATAGCTCACACAAAGGCATCTCAGGGTGGCGATTAACCCTAACATACTCCTGATGTTCAATCTTAGGTCGTGTGCCACTGCAAAAATGCCTAAGACACCGATATTGAGACGGGCATTTATTATCTTGGCACATTACAATACTAGCCATGTTTTTTCTTTTCTCATAATGTACTATAGTATAGAACATTATTAAGAGCCATGGTAAGCCGATGGATATGTACACCATTTACAAGGACGAAAAAGAGCAGGAAGTTTACCCCGTAGACGTTGAAGCTTGGTTGAGAGATGGTTGGAGTCTAGAGCCAGACGAGCAAGTATTAGCCGATAAAGCCGAGTCTGGGGAAAAGATTGATTTAAACAATGTAACACTACAAACTTTAAGAAACTTAGGGCTATCTGTAGCAGATAGCCAAAAAATAATTAAATCAGAAAAATTTGAATCGGTAGAGGATGCGATCAGCCTAGTCCCTGCCTTGTCAAAATACAAAGCTTCTCTTTTTGTAAATTCACTGGGATAAATTGCAACATGGAAAAACCTAAGCTCTTATGGCTCGGAGATAGCCCAATAAAATCCCTTGAAGATACAAGCCCCCCATCGGGGTTCGGGAGGGTGGGATTTGAACTCATAACCAGATTAGAGCAAATTTACGATATTACGGTATATGCCCTAAATTTTGACTGCGACAAAATAGTAGCGATGGATTCTTGTCGCATTATTAGCTGTTTTGACCCTGAAAATAATGATCCTTATGGCTATAAAGCTCTAGAAAAAAGAATCAATCTTGATGAATTTGATAAGGTAGTAATTCTTAATGATCTTTGGATTATCAACTACTACCTCCATTTTTGTCCGAAACTACTAGAGCAAAAACTCTACTTCTATTTTCCTGTAGATAGTGAAGGATACAGCGCACCTTTAATTTGCAATCTTTCTAAGGCTTACAAGATAGCTACTTACACCAATTTTGGAGTAAATGTTATCAAAAAGGCTGGATGGGACGAAGAAATAGAAATTATTCCCCATGGGAATAGTCCTTGCTTTTATCCCCTAAACAAGGAAGAAGCGAGGAAAGCTCTTTTTAAAGATTATGTTTCTGAAAATAATTTTATTGTGTTTTCTGCTAACAGGAATACAGAAAGAAAACGTCTTGACATTTTAGTTAAGGCTTTTGTTAAGTTTGCCATTTGGGTAAAAGAATCTGGACTAGAAAAGATTCCTTACCTATACCTTCATTGCGGTTTTAAAGATGTTGGGTTTTGGGTACAGGAATTATTCTCTAGAGAGTGTGAAAAATGGAACGTAAAACTAGAAGGACAATTACTACTTCCCGCAACCGAAACCGATGAAAATGGGAATCCTACAATTTCCTACTTGCATCCACAAATCCCAAATGAATTGTTAAACCTTTTTTACAATGCCGTAGATGTTAATGTTAACGTTTCAACGGGAGAAGGATGGGGCTTGACTTCTACCGAAAGCGCGATGGTAGGCTGTCCTCAAATCTATACAAATTTTGCCGCTTTAGGTGAATTGTTTGACAGTAAGAGCGGTTATCCCGTTGAGCCTACTTGGGAGTTTGTCGCCAATAAATTTATCAAATGGCTAGAGGATTAAATGGGTAAAATCTATGATGGCTTTATGTTTTTCAATGAGCTAGAATTATTAGAAATCAGACTAAACGAATTGGATCAAGTAATTGATAAATTTATTTTAGTCGAGTCCCCTGTCACACACTCAGGCAATCCCAAGCCACTTTATTATCAAGAAAATGCCCATCTATTCAAAAACTTTCACGACCGCATTATTCACGTTGTTTACAAGCCTCCTGATACTCAAAACCCATGGGACAGGGAAAGAGGGCAAAGAGACGCTATTAGGCTAGGAGTGCCAGAATTAGAGAATGGGGATTTTGTGATTGTTTCAGATGCCGATGAAATTCCCTCGGCTGAATCAGTTGAAGCCTACACCTCTGATATGAAAGTTGCTGCTTTTAATCAGAATCTTTTTTATTTCTGGCTAAATACCTTTTCCTGTGGATGGGCAGGACCGAAAGCTATTCCCTACCACGAATACATTAAAGGGGAGTCATTAAGCAATCTACGGGGTAGGATTGATAGTTTTGTCCCCTGTGAGCGCTACGGATGGCACTTTAGCTATCTTGGGGGAACAGACAGGGTATTGCAGAAACTAGAAAGCTATGCTCATGTAGAGATGAACTCCCATGAGAATCGGAAAAACACTAATGGCTGGGTAGATAATGCCATACTGTGGAATGGACAACAATTAAAAATATGTCCGATTGATGACACATTTCCTGATTATTTAGTACAGAATAAAGAGAAATTTAACCACCTAATTAAAACCCATGGAAACCAAAGAATTTTTGTGTGATTTGCCGATTGAATTTAACAACTGGGAAACCGAGGCGATAACGCCTAAAGATTCTCGATTTGCGGATCTACTTAAAAGAGTAAATGGAATGACAACTCAAAATGTTTTAGCTCTTCTTAATCTAGCTGTAAGGTATCTAGAAAAAGATGAAATTTATCTAGAAGTAGGAACTTATCAGGGAGCTATGATCTGCGGTGCAATGTTAGACGCTCCCAATCTTCCCTTAAATCCCAAAGGGATAGCAATTGACAACTTTTCTGAATTTGATCATGGCAACAATCAAGAGCTATTTATCAAAAATGCTAACCGAGAAGGATTAGAGAGAAATATCTACTTAATCAATCACGATTTTCGTCATTACTTTAGCTCCAATATGTTTAAGTATCCTGCCAAAATAGGGATATATGTGTACGACGGGGCCCATGACTACAACAGTCAATATGAAGGGCTAAATCTGGCTATTCCTTACCTTGCGGACGATGCGTTAATCATTGTGGATGACACTAACGAAAAAGATTGCAAACTAGCAAACGAACGCTTTTTAGCAGATTATCCTGAATGTGAAAAAGTTTTAGATTTTCCCACCATTGGCAATGGACATCATACTTGGTGGAATGGGATTCAAGTATTCAGATGGAGAAAATTATGTGAAAAAATCTACGGAACACCCAAAAATAAGAAAGGAAAACGAAGTTCAATTGACAAAGGCTATGTAATTCGCTTTCTATCCAAAAAGAAACATGGGGCTTTGATTATAGATTTACTTGGAATACTCATCTTGATCTTAGTCCTAGAGGAGATATCCAATTCGAGGATTTAATAGAAAAGCATCTAATTTATTCATGTGGACACAACCTAGGAGTAGGAGCTAGTTGGAACGCAATTATTAAATCTACTCCACTGGCTCCCTACTGGCTAATTTTAAATTCTGATATCGAACTAGGACTAAACGACCTAGCTAAAATAAAAGCTTTTGTAGAGCCGCGATTAGATACCCATGGATTGCTTTTTGGGTGGGGCATGAGTGCTTTTGTGATTACCCCCTTGGCACTAGAAACTGTCGGCTTTTTTGATGAGAACATTTATCCTGCCTACCTAGAAGATTGCGACTATCACTATCGGGCTAAATTAGCAGGCATTCAATGCGAAGATATCCCAGGCTTAGAACTAATTCACGGCGAATTGGTAAATGGAAAAATTCAAGGCTCTAGAGCGATAGGCTCCGATCCTAAAATCCTACGGGAAAACGGACGCACCCATCAAGGAAATTTTCATTATTATCGGCAAAAATGGGGGGGGATTAATGGGGAGGAAATTTATACTCATCCCTTCAACGATCCCCATAACAAGCTAGATTATTGGACTTTTGACTTTGCCCGATACAAAAGACAGCAATGGAATCTCTCCTAGAAAAGTTCCGTATATTTACTGATGACAATATAGGGGAACTCTCATATAGTGAAGGTATCAAACACAGAGGACACAAACCAATAGCAAGCCGATTTTCGCAGTTAATTAAGGATTTAGAGGCTAACGACCGTGAAGCCCAAGAGGTAGAGGCTAAAATCGAAGCCCTACGAGAGCGGGTTATCGAGGTCAATCGGAAGGCTAACGAACTAATTGATGCTGTGGCATGGCTAGAGATTCAAGAATAGAGACAAGCCCCGCAAGGGGCAATTAAACCAACCAAACATAAAGGACAAAACAATGTATTACTTTGAAATTCCATCATTTAAGATGAGAGCGTATGAGGCATGTCTGATAAAATGCCACACAAACAATCAACAATGGTGTTACACAAAAAAAAATAGCTACGAAGAGGACGCACTTGCTCCTAATGTTTCTATTTACCAAGTAAAAGAATTGGATGAATTAACTCTCCTCGCTCACTCAGAATCGGTAGAGCGTAATGGGCTAATCCTTCTATTTGTCCAAAAAGGCACAATGGAGCTAATTAATCCCGTTGAAATCAAGCGGCAGATTCTTTAGTTGACATCCTTTCTGCACACAAAGAGCTTTTAGCCACCGCCAGAGAGTTCGCTAAAGAAAAAGAAACGCTTAAATCCAACAGCCTCCACAGTCCCGAAAGGGGCTTTTTTATTGCCTATCGTACTCAACCAAAGGATTAATGATAAAATAAAGAGGTGCCCATCGCGGTTTTTTGAGCAAAGTACGACTCAATCCACCCATGGGCTGTAATTCCGCAAACCCTAAACAAACAGAACCACCATGACTAATCTAACAAATTTTAATCCAGAAGACTACTACAAGCTTATCGACCGATGGATGGAATCGGAACGCCAAGGTAATCGGTTTCCTGTGGATTTCGATATTGCGTGGAAGATAGCAGGTTACAGCAAAAAAGCTAATGCCAAACAAGGCGGATTAAGAGGACTAAAAAAAGACAAGCATTATTGCTGCGAGATCAGCAAAAATGGACTGCGTGGGCGTTCCAGCGAATTAATAATGCTATCGGTCGATGCTCTTAAGCATTTATGCTTAATGTCTAACACTGAACAGGGGGAAATAATCCGAGACTATTTTATCGAATCTGAGAAAAAATGGCGATTAACCCAAGAGCATCACCCCGAAGTTGCCATGGACGTTGAGGGATTACGACTCGACCAGTTAATCCAACTAGAACAACTTCGCTACGACAACACCCGCCTAACGATGGATCTGGCTACCATGCACGGCAAAGAGTTCGCACTGGCCGCCATAGGACGCGGCGATCAAATTGTGGAAGTCGAGCGTCCCATTATTGAGGTGCTAGACAAATCGTGCGGCGATAAACGTCGAGGCATGACCGCAGTACAAATGAACGACTATTTAAAGAAAAAGACAGGGAATGGATTTAAGAGCGGTGCGGCCTTAGTCAAGGCCTTAGAAAAAGTTGCTCCTGAATTAATCGATCTGATCCAGCGCCCTATCAATCAGGAATTTATTCACGAGGACAACATTGAAGCTGCTTTGAAAATTTTGTCGCGGGGGGAACAAAAACAGCTTAGAATAGGAGAAATTTAATTAGGATTCAAAATGGAAACTATTACAATTAATGCCGTGATCAAACAAGGTTCAATTGTTGAACTCCCGATAGGGGATAAGTTTTATAGGATTAATATCTCGTCAGTCACTGACGATCAGCGAGCAGAAAATGACCGCGCTCACCAATTCCCCCAATACTTTACTCCAGTCAATGCTTAAGGTATAATAAAAAAAGTTTAGGGGAAACCCCCCGGATCATAGCTTTTATCAGTCCATCCCTTTGGGGTGGTTTTTTGTTGTCCTATTTTAGATTCGTGAAATACAGCCAAAAACTACAAAATCTTATTTTAGTAAAAAGCATAAAACTAAAATAAGATTTTGTTGGCACTAAAAAAGCCCCCTAGTGGGAGCCGATAATTTTTAGTGGGATTAATCGCAATCGTTGACTTCCTCTCGAAGCGTGTAAAAAGTCCCGTCTACTGCGACTAAGCTGTATCGCCAAAACGCATTACACATCCATTGGCGCTGTATCTGCATCCCGTCCCGATTGTTTTCAGGGATTGGCTCTCGAACCCATCGCATTTCATCCCCTAGCCCGCGTCGCCACGAACTATAGATCCATTCGCCGCTAGAGAACTTCTTATCGACTTCACCCCACGGACAAACAAGCTTTAAGTAGGACTCCCATCCCCATTCAATCTCAGGGCGATAAAAGCTATCTGGCATTTTGTAACCAGTATTCCCATTGCAGTAGGGGTGAGTCATCGGGAAAGCTTCTATTTTCCCATCAGATACAAGAGACTCAATAGCCTCCTGAATAACATCATTGCGAATAACGTCCCCGTCTTCAGACGTGATTTTAAGCAGCCGCCCGATGTGCTGGTTTTTGACTTTTACTAATTCTAAAATCCTGTCCTTTAAATCGGTCATCTAATTTATCCTCTAAGTTTGTTAGTTGATGTCTTCAGAATATCCTTACCCATCCCATATTGTCATCAGTAAATATACGGGACTTTTTGCCACGATAAGAGTGTCTCGAATGTGGGACACTGTACTAATATCATCGAGGAAAACAGTACAGTTAGCTAAAAATAAAAGTGCCCCGTATGTGGGAATAGGTGTCCGCATCTAGGATTGACTGTCTCGAATATGAGACACTCGCAGGGTTGAAACCCGCATGAGGACTAAGTTTCAGAAGCCCTCAAATAAAGAGAAATATCTATAAATAAAATTAAATAAATATCTCTCTCTAGATCCGGACGCGCGCGCGAAAAAATTTTTCTGAGTGAGATTTTTTTGTAAAATGAGTGGAGGGGATTTAGAGCGAGAGAAAATGGTATTTCAAAAAAAGAGGGTAGATTTAGATCAAAGAGCCGTGATCGCCAGATTGGAGGAAATGGGATTTTCCGTCCTGAACCTGTCGGCTGTCGGGCATGGCTGTCCCGATCTGCTGGTTGGAAAGGACGGAAAAAATTTTTTGCTTGAAATAAAATCCAAAAATGGGACTTTAACCCCTGCCCAGATTGAGTTTCACAAAAACTGGAAAGGACACAGCGGAGTTGTCAAGCTACAATCTTTGGGAGATTTTTTAAATGGGGCTACCTGATCAGATAATCCGCTATTGCTCAAACCATCCCGTTGATCGCCGGTGGACGGAAAATCTTTTAAAGCGAGATGCTAAAATTAGAGGCTTTAAGGTGCTTGAATTTAGACAAATGAATATTGGTACGGACGGGACGGTGATCGCGCTTTCTGCTGTTTGTGAGAGGGAAATAGATGCCTAAATCATTACGACTTGCTGATATCCTAGATCCGCCTAAAAAAGTTAGAGTATCCTACGATAAAACAACTGGACAATACCGAGATAAGGGGAAAGCCGTTCCCCAATCGGATTTAGACTTGGCGATCGCGGGTGAAGCACTCAGATTGAAAACTGAACTGAGAATTAAAGCCGTTGCCTTGACTGAAGGACGGATAACTTTTGAGCAATGGCAAGAGTCTGCTGCCAAGGGGCTTAAGGATTCCCATATCAGGATGGCTATTGTAGCTAGTGGGGGAAAAACTAATACCGTGGCTAATTCCTATTTGATAGCAGGAAGAAACCTAAAAAGCGAGTATGAGAATTTAAGAAATTTTGCTAAAGATATCAAAGAGGGGAATTTATCTAAAGCTCAAATTGTGGCAAGGGCTCAATTGTACTCAAATTCGATTTATAGAACGTACTACGAAACGTATCACTTTCAGAAAGCCGAACGGGAGGGCTTTACTTTAGCTAAAAGGGATTTAGATCCTTTCGCCAAACATTGCCCCGATTGCCCTAGGCATTCCACAAAGGGGCGATTCTTGCCAGTAAGTGAGGTAGTCCCCAAAGGCGTTGATTGTGCCTGTCGTGGGAATTGTCGGTGCCGTTTAACCTACAAATTCCCCACGGACAAGAAACAATTGACCAATAGGGTATTGAGGATTAGCTAGATTTAGGTAGAAATACTGATGACAGTTTAAGTGGATGGGGGTATCTTGAGATTATCAACCGACAAACAGAGGTAGCATTAAATGATCATAACTTTGCCCATAGTTCCTGCTAATTTTCAAAAGTTACGACTAGGCGATGAGATTCTTTTCCGATTTTTCAAGGAATGGAATGGTGCTTTAATTCATTGCTCCATACTCCATCAAAAAGTCAAAAAACTAGAAACGACAATAAGTAACTACAGATTTTTAAGGACAGAAGATCCCGTCTACAATCTTCACGAAGGATGTTTTATTTTAAAAGAAAATACGGACTTTCCTTTTGCTGATGAGATGGGGAGCGAACTAAACAGGTATCAATCTCATATCTATCGATACTCACAACGGTACTACGCTTTTCTTTTTGCAAGACTTAAGACAAAGGATACCGGGTACAAGATAGCCGAGGATTTTACTAATCGCTTGGAGGTAAGAGAAGAAACGGAGTCCTATAACAAGGCATTCCTAGAGTCTCATGGCGTTACTGACCTAGATTCCCTTGTCGCTAAAGTAGATGCGATAAGACGCCAGTGATGTCATGCTAGATCCCAACCCCCACATTTGCACACATCCCAACCCCCGCCCTCCTATCAAGGCTGGCTTTAATCAGTCTGGCACCCAACGGTACAAGTGCCTATCATGTGGTAAGTATTACGTCTTAGAGCCAAAGGTCAGGGGAAGAAAGAAAAAGATCCGTATATTTACGGATGACAAATAAAAGTAGGGATGAGATGATGAGAACATCGAATCAAACAACCGAGGACATAATGACCACTATTTCAGAACTAATCAGAACCGAAGCCGCTAAAGCTGGCATTACTACCGAAAAACCTAACGGCAAATACGCCAAGCAAATTTTAGAGGCGTGGCTAGACAGCAACGACCCCACTGCTGAGTATTACGTCACAAACATTCCCAACTTGAACCGCGCCGTTTCGTTCCAACGGTTTAATGATAAAGACTACGTTTGCGTCCTCGCGTTATTAGGAGGACGGTTGGCTGCCGAACCTTTCCTAATCCCCCGCGATTTTTGGGAGCAGCGAGAACGGGAAATTAATCCCTCTCCAAGAGTACAAGATGGCTACCCTGA